ATTTTCAAATGAAGATTTAGAATTTCCATATTTCTCAGCAACAAATGTTCAAGGGTTAGATGCTAGTAATGCTGTTAATTATTTATTAAATTATAAAAATAAAGAAGTAGTTATTGATAAAGGTGATTTTGAAATAGTTGAGAAAGATAGTAATTTACAAGAAAGTGATATTGAAATTCAAGAATCTAATACTGATATTAAAGTTATTGAGGTTTCCCAAGAAGATTCTTCTTTTGACTTTTACAACGAAGTTATAGTATATGGTAATAGAGTTAAATCTACTAAAAGGAATTCTTCTAGTATTAAACAAATTGGTAAAAAGACACTTGAAAAGTTTGACGAATCTTTAACTACTCAAACAGAAGTGGATAAGAAAGCAAGAGAATTATTACAATTGCATACTAAAAGTACAAAAAGATATACTTTAAAATTATTTGAAAAAGGATTAGAATGGATAAAAGCAGGTGATGTTATTATGATTAACTATCCCAAAGAACATTTACCTTATGCTAAATATAAGGTGCTTCAAGTTAAACATAGCACAACAGGTTTTATAGAAATAGAAACAGGTGTATTTAGTAAAGGTTTAGAAGATAGATTAGCAGATTTGTTTATTGAGAATAAAAAGACAAATGCTCACCTTAGAGGGGATAAATTCAAAACACCAAAGAAAGAAGAGGAATACTTTTCTACTCTTAAAATCAAACCAATCAAATTAATAGTTAAAAGAACTTATGCGGGCGGGAACCAAGTGATAGGTTTTAATACTACCTTCGGGTTCTCAACATTGTTCGGGTTCTCAACATCAGGTTCTTCGGGTTCAACGACAGAAACAGTTTTGGAAAAGGAATTATTATGATAACAGACATAGCAAAAAGAAAATTAGCATTATTTTTGAAAGAGTTTATTACAACTTCAAATGTAGGTGTTGGCAGTAATGCTACATTTCCATCAGCAACAGATTTAGATATACCTATTTTATCAACAAAGGTTGCTACAACTAATTCAGAATCAGATGATACTACAATTGATTTCCTTGCTTCTTTTACAGGAACGCAATTACAAGGTAATTCAGTTAGTGAGTTTGGTTTATTTGGAAATGTTCCTTTAGATACTTCTTTTGATGATATGGCAACAGCAACAGGATATAGTGCAACAGTTTATAATGCAGATACTAATGCTGCTGGGGATTTAGAAGAAATAATGTTTGCAAGAATTAATTTTGATGCAATTGGCCCCTTTGCCGCATCAGACACAATTGAATTTATATTAGTATTAGAGGTGGAATAAAATGGTAGCAAATCAGGGTGAAATAACACAATTGGCGGCTTCACCGTCAAGTGGAATAGTTGATGGTGTGGACACAGTTCATAGTGGAATAGTAAAGGCTTTACAATCTTTTGATAAAGGTGATATTTGTATAGGTCATGCAGGATTTACAATTACTGATGGTGGTACTTATACTCAATATAATTTAGCACAACCAATTCATTTTACTGCTAATAATAAATATACTACTCATACTTCAACCTTAACTGTTGCTTATGCCGCAGAAGTTCAACACGCATCATATACTAGATATGATTGGGTTTTATTAAATCCTGCTTCACCAGCATTAGTAATTTTACAAGGTGCAGAAGCAGCAACACCAACAGTAGCAGATATTACCGCAGGTTATATTCCTATTGCTTTAGTTAAAATTACTTCTTCTGGAACATCTGATGATGATAAAACTGATTATTCGTTTCAGTTATTTACTTTAGATAAACAAGATAATTCATTATCAATTGGTTATGATGGTGGTTCTTATTATGTTGAAGGAATGTCTATTACAAATGCAGCCGGTGATACTACTATTGAAAATAAAGTTTCAGATAAAGATGTTATTTTTAAAGTAAATGATGGTGGTTCATCAACAGAAGTAATGAGATTAGATGGAGATGTTTCAGCATTAAAAATGGCATCAGCAAAACAAATTCAATTAGGTGGTGCTAATTGTAATGTTTCTGGGGATGGAACTGATATAACTTTACAAGCAGCGGCTGGAGATTTTAATACTGTACTTGGCGGTGGAGATTTTTCTATCACTTCTCCAACTGCATCTAAACCTACATTTACTTTAAAAGGAATGGCTAATGATGCAACTTCGCCACAATTAATTTTTCATTCAGAAAGAAATACAGGAAGTGTCGTTGATGCTGTTGATGGTGATGATATTGGTATTATTAGTTTTAATGGATATGATGATGGAACACCATCAACTCAAACTTATGCTACAATTTTAGCAGAAACTTTAGACGTTTCTTCTGGTGCAGAAAAAGGTAAATTAACAGTAAATGTTGCTTCTTATAATGGAACATTAACTGAAACACTTACACTTTTAGGTTCAACAACAGGTTCAGGAACATTAGTTAATGTTGGTATTGGACAAAGTACCCCATTAAGTCAATTATCAGTTGGCGGGGCTATGTCATTTCCAATAAGATATGATACTACTACTAATCAAACTTTAGGATTAGGAGATTATTGTTTAATAGTTAATAATGCTGGAACTTCAGTAGTTAATTTACCCCAATTAGCAACAGTAGGTGATGGAAGAATATATAGAATAGTATCGCATCAAGCAGCATTAACACTTACTGCTAATGGTAGTGAAGATATAATGGGTGCTGGAACTACTCTTCCAATTAGTGCTGCGAATTGGATTGATATAATGTCATATAATACCGGAACTACTTGGAAATTAGTTGGTAAAGGTTCAATAGCCTAATACTAACTATTAACCTTTTTAAGGGAATAATGTTAGGTATATAGCGAAGCGTTATAGGCGAATGGGAGGGTTCGGTGGGTCATCCCGCCCCCTCAACAAAAGGATGCCTCTATGCCCCCTCTATGGGGTCTATAAGGGGCATATTTGGCTTCTAAGTGAAGCCTAAAATCAAGGTATCAAAAAGTGTTATTTTTTAATCCAAAAATATAACATCGTTAAAAATCGAAATAAAAATTTTTAAAACTAGGAAACCATTGTTCCCTTATTATTTTTAATTTGGCCTTCTCCAGCCCATAAACCTAAACAATCTCTACATTCCCAAATCTTAATAGAATTGGGTTTGCCCACATACATACCTATTATGCGTTTAGGTATTGTTCTAAATGAACAATGTGGACAAACCATTCTTAACCCCATTATCTATTTTCACCTTTTCTAATATCAGTCATTATATTTTCCATGTATTCCTCAATAGAATCTTCATCATATGAAGAACCACCAAACGCTGCAAAAAATAACAGCGTTATTATTATTGTAAATAAAATCCATCCAAATATTTCACCCGTACTCATTTTTACCACTCCACTTTTAATTTTACTTTTTTACCTTTTTCTATACTAAAGGCATTCAATTCTTTATCCAACCCATGTTTATACAAATCATATACTAATTCACAATCCTTTAAACAGTAATCCACTACTGTTTGATATTCTCCAGTTTTCCATAATTTTGGAGCCATATAACTTTCTAATGATTTACTTTGTCCAAGAGTATTATCAACTAAATTTTGAAGAGTAAATCTTTCACCATGACCTTTAAGTAATTCTTTACTTGTATCAATGTACTGTTTATTATTTAAAAATTTTCTAATACAATATATGTCTAAAGAATCTCTTAATACTGGTAAATCAAATACTGCAATATTATGCCCTAATAATTTAGTTCCAGATTTAAGAGCATCATCTAAATCATATTTTAATTGCCTTAATGGTAAAATTTGAGTATTACTCTTTGCAACAACATCATTAACAATATCTTCTTCAACATAGATTTTACCGATATTTCCATCCCATGTTGCTACTGTTGATACTAAAAACATATGAGTATTTTTCCAACCACCAATTTCAGTAGAAAGATTTTTAGTTTCAATATCAAGTGCTAATATATCAGTTGCCACCTTTTGTCCCCCAAAGTTTATGTAATTGTTTTGATTCATCACTTGTTGTTTCCGGCATTTCATATGTAGGCTTTACGAGGAAAAATACTATATTTGTTCCTGCTACATTTACACTTGTAGTTGGAAACCAACCTTGTTCCCCCTTTGCATTTAATTTTTCAATAATCGCTTTTGGCCCTTGATTAATATCAAAAACTATAAAGTCATTTTCGTAACTTACTTTCATTCTTCCACATCCTTTAATTTAATATAAACTGTTTTGTTTATTTTCTTTTCTTCGAACTTGTTTTTTATTTTTGGCCAATTCCTATAAAATTTGGCTTGGGGAATATCATAATCATCATCAAGACTTATTCTAAAATTGGCTTTATTTACCCAACCATCTGTGTCATTACAATTATGATAAGCATTAATATAATCATCAAAACCAATTTTTTCAACGATACTTTGCCTATTAGTTCTTAGGGTAGTAATCATCCAAGACACCAATGACATATAACCTTGCCGCACAACCCAAGTCGCTTGTCTTACATTTCTCGGAAAAACCACCCATTGTTCATTTTCATTTCTTGATGGTGTTTCAGTAATAGCACACAATACGGCTAATTTAGTTATATACATTAAAGAATTAGTTTCAAACAAACTAACAATCTTTTTTACACCATCATTCAATTTACTTAAATAGGCCCTCATATTATCATATTCAGTTTCAATTATTTCTGGAACACCCTCAGCAAAAGTAACAATATTATGCATAGCGACCCCACTATCTTTTCTTTCTCTTACAGTATAGTGTATTTTATGTAAAGCCTTAGCGAATTTGTTTCTTGGCGCACTTCTTTCTTTTACAGTACCAATTGAGTATATTAATTCTTTACGCATTTCATCTAATGTGTGTTGAGGAACATCTCTAACAAACATAAACATTCTTTGTAAAACACCTTTAGTTGCGATAACTTCTGTTAAATGTTCTGGTGGATAAGTTGTTCCCCAAACAGAACGCTGACAATCACAAGTAATTTCAGGCCCTTGCGCTAATTTCTTTTTAATTAGATAACCTTCTGTTGTTAAAGTATTCATTAATTTTTGAAAATAAGTAACAACATTTTCTTTATGAGCAAAATTCTTAAATATACCAGAAGATTCAAATTCATCAAACATAGCAAGACCACTACCTTCAAGAGAACCTAATACTGGTATAGAAATTTCTTTAGGCTCACCTTCTGGATAAAGATTTGTATCTCTATCTTTAACATAAAGAGGGTTTGGTACTTTCTCAGTTGTACCAATCAATCCTGCATCAGTAGTATCAACAACATCAAATACTGTGTGATAAGGTTCTTCTTCATTAATATCAACCAATTTATAAGTTTGTTTTACTATTTCAGTATAAAAATCATTTAAAACAGATTTACCACTTCTCGCAGTTTGAATCCAACAAACATGAACCCTAGAATCTTCCATTGTAAATCCAAAAGGTATTCTAACATCATCTTTTAATAAAGACCCTAATAAATTAAAATAAGCCAATATTGCAGCAAATTCATTATGTCTTGATACTTGACCAAAAGCCTTTGACCACTCTCTAATTAATGAGGGCAATCTTTCATCAGTCATAGCATCTATTATATCTATTTCATAAAATTCATCTATTTCATCTGTCATTGTTTCACCTTCTTTTCGGAGTTTAATACACTATTTATTCTATCAGCAATTACTGAACCGATACCATCTATCTTTGTCAATTCATCTAAATTACAATCGCCAATTTCCATTATACAACCGTGTTCTTTAAGAATCGCCTTTGCTTTTGTTTGGCTTACACCTTTTATTGCTGTTAGCATATCAACCCTAACATCATTAGTAGCGACTCTTTTAAGTAATGTTGGGTTAATTACATTTCTTTCAACAGGGGCCATCTTAGCAATAGTAATTATTTCATCAACGGCATCAACTATATTATTACGCCAAATTAATTGTACATCATAATCTAATCTTATTCTTCCTATTGCTCCAATAAATTGATTTCTTAATAATTGTTTATAATTTGGCCCAGCATTTTTCATATACTTAGTAACTTTCATAGCATCATTAATAGTACCATAAATAACAACAAAGTTCTTTTTATAACATCTATCCATATTATCTAATTGAACCCAAATCCTTTTGTTAATTACAGAACCAATAAAATCAGATGCAGATTTCGCCTCAAAACAAACATCACCTATTACATAATCTCCTACTTCAAGCCATTTCTTTTCATTAGGTATATTTTTCTTATTTGCTCTTTTAATAATTAATTCACTTAATTTAGAATTTTCTCTTGAATCAATTATCAACATTTGGAAACCTCCAACATTTTCCTACACAATAACCTTCACTAATTAATTTATTACAACTAGGGAACATATATCCTCCATCATTAGTTACAGTATATTCGGCATGATACTTTGTTACACTTTCATCCCAATCTAACCATATATTTTCATGAGAGGCTATTTTTCTTATTTCTTTAATTATCATTTCTAATACCTCTTGGTTTTTAACATAATCATAGCATTTCAAATTATTAGTTAATAATGTTCTATACCAAGATACTAAGTAATATCTTGCTTGATGAGTAGGATTCTCAACCATGATGCTATTATACATACATGGTACAATTGGCAGTTTCCCAACCGCCTTTTGAGTAGCGATTTCAACAGGCGCAGTTTGAATAGAGGGGGCATTAGGCCACACAACCCCCCGATTTCCATACCGTTTCGGGGAGTTAAAACTTGGTTTCTTTGCTAAAGCAATTATTTGGTCTAAGGAACCTATATCTTCTTTTAATAAAGGAACACAATATAAACAATCATTTGTATTCATATTAACTGTATTAGGTATTCTTCGTAATCTTCTAGTTTGAACACCCGATTTATCTAAAGTTCCGTTTTTTGTTAATGCAAATAGTTTATAGAAAAATTGTTGAATATCTCTAATATTATCTGAAATTTCCCCAAACACAAAAACATGAAAACCATTACCACTAAATGACATTTCATATAAATAATCTTCTTTATCTAAATATTCTAATACTAATTTCATATCCTCTAATGATAACTCTAAAGGTTTGTCATGTGAATCGAAATCTAAAAATAATCTATCAAGAATGACTGATGATACTATTGCTTGCCTATCACCAAATCTTTTATAATCATATACACTAGTATAACAATTCATTTTATTATTAAATCTATTTACAAAGGTTGTAAAATTTTCTGAAGAAGTAATAATTTCTCTCTTCATTTGTTGCTTTTTAGTTAAATGGCTACCTGCCCATACTTCTCTAGGAAACTTCATATTCTTTTCATCCCTTTAGGTAAATCTGTTCCGTCTTTTTGTTTTTTAGTTACTGATTTTGGTTTTTGCACCTTTGGTTTTTTAGGAAGTTCTTTAGATTCTTCTTTCGGTTTAACATTAAAATTAACAGTAGCGGTTTCAAAATGCTTTTGGAAGGCTTCCATTATTTTATTTTTCAATACTAAAATTGTCTTTGTTCTATATATTTCCCCAAAGGTAATATCATCTTCAAAAACACATTGTTCTTCCCAAATTAAATTAATTATGTCACTAGTACTAATAACTCCATCATACATTTGAATTGCTAATTCTTCAGATAATTCTGTTAATTTTAACATTTTGGCAAAATCCCAATTTGTTCCTGTTACTATTTCATTAATTTTTTCATCTATCATAACCAATCACTTTCCTCTTTTACTGAATCAGAAGAAGCAGGACAAATATCTATAAAGGAACAATGTACACATTTCTTATGGAAAAACGAGGTAGGGAACTCATTATTCTCATAAGCATAAATTAATTCTGCAATTGCTTTCATTGTTGAAGTCATAGTGGCTTTCTTTACTTTTTCAACGGTAATATGATTACTAGCAGGGTAATACCACCCCCAATGATTTATTGGTAATAATCCACAGTCTGGTGAATTTTCCATTAATATTTTATAAAAAGCTAATTCTCTTCTAATCCCTGTTTTATTATCTTTCCAAGGCCCTGTTTTTAATTCCATAGGAATATATGAGTCACCTTCTTTAAATATTCTATCAATAATACCTTGAATATGAACAATATGGTTATTGATAAGAGGATATTTATTATGTAAATTATTCGTTATTAACAATCTAGCATTAAATAACATTTCATTTCCTGCAGGTAAAAACTCTTCTAAATTATTATTTTCTTTCGCATCAAGAAAACGCTGAGTTTGAAATAATACTATTGAATCAGACAAATCCATATAATCACTAATAGGAAATAAACCCGTAAAATAGTCTTTTACTTCCACCATTGACATATTTTCTGCCTTTTTTATATCAACTGAATTATAAAAATCTTCAACAGAATCATGAATAAAAGTACCCTTTATCATTGGTTCTGTAACTTCAACAGGTCGCCTATCTATATAAGAAAACTCATACTGTTTTTTACACCATTTAAAAGCACCTAATGAGGATTTTGTTATTTTTAATAAAGGTTTATCAGGATTATTTACCCAACTAGATTCCCATTGATAAGTATATTCATCATCATCTTTAACGGGAGGTTTGACCCATTCACCTAATTCATTCTCTTTTCCGTACACTCTAATATATTCTTTCTTTTCTTCTTTTTCTGTCATAACCAATCCTCCAATTGTTTTTGATTTGTGTCAATCATAAATTCTGCACAATCCCAACCCATAGCATCAAATATAGGTTTTGCTTTTTTCATTATTGATGTAGTAGCATAATCCTTCCAATCTGGGGTAAATTTATCATCAAACTCTTTCATCTCTTTAACTGAAACAAAAGTTGCTTTTCTTTCTTTTCCATTAGGAAGTATTACAAATTGTGGCCCTTTAATATATTTACATTTAATATATAGAAAGGAATCATTTATTGGGTTATCAGGGTCAATGTGTTGATTATAATAACAAACTCCTGCCACCCCACCAGCAATTGATTTATAATTCTCTAATGAATTTTTTAACCTTCGTCTTTTAACTATTTTATCTAATCCAATTTTACCTGAATTGACTAAATTAAATTGCTCTTTACAAAATTTAACTATATCGTATTTTGTTTTTTGTTCTACCCACATTCTTAATAAATCGCCTTGAAACTTTTTTCCTATTTGGTTTTCAGTAATTTTTTTCATTGAAAACCCTGTTACAATAAATTCTTGTTCATCTAAGAATTCACCATCTTTCCAATTAATTAATCCAGCGTTTCTATTTTTCTTAATACCTACACCTAATGACTCATAATATTTTTCAAATTCAAGAGTTACAGGGTGATTTTCTAAACCTAAAACATTAGGGAATGATTCTCTAACATGGTTATTTAATTCATTACATACTATTTTAGCCTTCTCTATATTATCAATAGGCACATAAATAGAATCAGTATGAGCATAGACTACTTTCATTCATCATCACCTACCCATCTCCAAATTTGATTTCCAGTACGATTATGTTGTCCTACTTTTTCAACTTGAGGGTGACAAGTTAAAACTGATGATAATCTATTATTAGAAATCTTTACTTTGGTTTTAGTTCCCCTTATAGTAATATGATTATTTATTTTTTCAGATAATTCTGCTGTTTTAAATTCTTCTAATTGGGAAGCATATTCTTTTATTCTTTTCCATATGTGTCCCTTTTTTTTTAATGCGTGTCCTGACATTTACTCCATCTCCTGTACTTTGAATGCTGCGGTTCTAATTGCTTCTCTAGCACTTGCTGTAATTGAAGCGGCTAATTGAACATCAGACCAACCAAAACCTTGTTTAGCAATTACACCATAAAAGGAAGCCATTAGTCTTTTTGCAGCCATTTGATTATTAAACCATTTAGTATATTCTTTTTTATTACCATCGGCTTTGGCTTTTTTCATTTTTCTCTTATATTCATCTCTTAAAGTTTTTAGTTCTAAAACAGAACGGGGTAATAATCCTAACTTATCCGTTTTATAATAAACCATTTTCTTTTCATCAGTTATACTGAAATCTCTCGGTGTTGCTAGATTACAAGCAAATTCAGTTGGTTTTGCACTTTTAGTTTCAAATGATATGTTTCTTGATAACATCATAGATGGGTATAGTCCAGCGAAGTCAAACGCCGCCACCCCTATATGTAATCCATTAGTTTTATTTTGCAGGGGATTATAAATCATAGCACCTTCATATTTCTCTTTAATCATACTTTTATCCCCTGTTGGTGCAATCCAATTAGCGTTACGCATGAAGTATATAGTTGCCATATTAGTAACATAAAAACAAGCATCAAAAGGTGCGTTTAGAAGGCTTTGTAGGGCTAAAATACCATCAGAAAGACCCATCTCATCATCTAATCTCTTAATCAAATCAACATCAATAAGGGCATACTCAAGGTATGTTTCCCTATCTTCTAACCATCCTCTTCTGAAAAACTCATTTTTATCGGGGAATTTTTCTGATACTAATTTCTTTTGCCCTAATACTAGTTCAGATACATAGTCAAGTGCCAATGAAGGTAAAGTACCTCTTTGTGAATCAGTCCATTGACGCTCAAAAGCCACATTTAAATCAAGGGTTATACGCCCCCGTATAGGTTGCTCAATTTGAGAATAATTATGAATATACTTGCTTACTTTACCAAATGAACAACCCTTTACATCATTATAGGGTGATAACCCTCTTGGGTCTATATCATTATAGTCTAACCTTTCAATCAATTTAGGTAAATCAGCAAATGACCCGAACCATGAAATTAACATATCGGGGTCTTGAGTTTGAATTAAATTAATAAATTGTTCTAACATTTCCTTTTCAGAACTTTCATTTGGTAACCAAGTTAATGTTGTGAATTTTTCTGTATAGTTATCATATACTACAATAGCAGTAATAGCATCACCGTGTTCTGGGTCTTTATTAATCCATTCCATATCCCAATACCATTTCCTAAGATTAGTATTAGTTACTTCATTAACATTATCAATACAATATCTATAATGAAAAGGAACATCACCTTCATAAGTATTGCGCCACATTTTTCTTGCAGTTTTAACATCACCTGCTTTTAAAACCTTTACTTTCTTTAGTAGTGTACCTTGTAAACTTCTCCAATCTCCTGTTTCATATTTAAACGGGTATGTTAATTTAACTCTTTTACCGCCAATACTTGTTGATATAGTATATGAATTGTACTCAGTTTCTAAATTATTTATGAAGAAATATGGTTCAAAATCTTCTATTGTTTTCTCTTGACGGACTTTATTTTCATCTCGCCAACGGAGATTAATTGCTCGGTTTGCGTCTGTGTAACATATAATCATATCAACCATCCACCCATTTACCTGTCTTTCCATCTAATCTTTGCAATACACCCCAAAGGATTCTTTCATGCGCTCCATTATCAAACGCAACCCAAACAAATTGATTTGGATTTTTACCCTCAATAGGTGATTCTTGAACCCATAACTTAGGATTAGTATAACCTGTTGATTCTTTCTTTAATCTAGTGTCCAATTGTTTCATTGAAAATCTCAATCTAACTCTTTCTATATATTCTCTATTTACTTTCATTTATTTCACCATTAAATATTTTATTGCGCCTTTTAAATTATTTATATTATCTTTAAAATAACCTAATGCTCTATTACAATTAGAACATAGTAGCCCTCTAACTTTTCCTGTCTTATGGCAATGGTCTACATTTAATATTTTTGTTAATTCGTTTTCATTAATTTTACAAATTAAACACTCATTATTTTGTTCCCTTTTTAAAGTCATATAATCATCATAAGTAATACCATATTTGTATATTAATTTTCTATTCCTATCTACTTTACCACCATTTTGTTTATAGCGATTCCTATTTCTAGCATTTTTTCTTTTCTTATTACGACCAACCTCAATACATTTTGGGTTACCACAATATATTTTAAAATGCTGTCCACCTCGTTTCTTATTATTAATAGTAAATAATTTCTTACACTTATTATTAGCACAAATTTTATACTTCATTTATTCCACCACCACATAAGGTGCTCTTACAATAGTAATTAAACCACTAACTAATAGTATTAAATTGTCTGTATTAAAATATACATTAAAACTACCGTCATTTAACGCTTTATGAATTGGCCCTGTAAAGGTAACACTCGCTTCACCAATTGTAGTTATTCCTTCAATTCTTTCAGCATAATGTTCATTACCCATTGATGACATTATACTTAACCCATGATTTGAATGAGCAAAAGTATAGACACCATGACCAACAGATTCACAACTATTCATTATTTTTCTAAGTCTTTTACCTTCTATTTGAAATCCACTCTCTATCATAAATTGAGAAGTTGTGCCTTCATTCCCCCATGAAATAGGTACTAAATCATTTGAATACGGTATATTATTTGTAGTGCTAAATAATCTTGATAAGGCCAAATCGTTTGGGTGTAATATACTAACAGGTATTGTCGCTGATTGTGGCTCAGAAGAAATAACACATAATTCTTCTATATTAAGTGTTATTCTCCCAGACATAGTTTTCAAATATTTCATCAGTTTTGGTATTTCTAACACAACTGATTCTTCATCTTCTTCAATAATGCTTGGAGCATAATAACAAACAAAAGTTTGATTATCACCATTCATGAAAAAATACCCTGTTCTCCAACTATCCCTAACAGGTACAATTTTTACATACTCTCCTAGTGAGTCAGATTTTAATGACCCACTAGAAAAGTACTTTCCTTTTAATTCTACTGATTCCAATATCTCTATAAAAAATTCTTTATCAAAACTCAATTCCATTATAACACCCAAGTATAAAATCCATATATTAATCCAGTACTAAAACCAATTACCATTCCTATAAAAAAAGAATATACTTTTTCTTTTCTAACAGCATGGACAATTGTTACAGTAGATGAAGGTCTATTTTTATCTTCAATCATCATAATTCACCATCCTGTATTTCTGTTATTGACTTCCAATCAACTTCACCATTAGAGATAGTTAAAAAGTTCCAAGTTTTACCAACTAATTTTGTTTGAGTTTTACTATCTTGTAAAGTAGCAAAATAACTACTTTTATTAGTAATAGTTTGTCTATTAACCTTAACAACTTGATTCATTTTATCCATTGTAGTTTCCCTTAAATTAGGTATTCTTCCAACAGGATTAGGATTATTTACACCCTCATACACATCTTTCATATGAGTAATAAAGAATCTATCACACTCTAAACCATCAGTAATTTTTTCTACTAAATCCTCATATTTTTTATTCCTTTGGCCCCAAAGAATAGGTAAAAATTTTGCTTGTGTACTTCTTTTATCATCAGTCATAACCATAAAACATAACCTCAACCATTTATCAACTCCATCAAAAACAAACTTTACAGTTTGCCCTTCAGCAATATAATCTTTAGCCCTAGAAATAAAGGCTTCTGCTAATTTTTCAGTTTCAGATAAAATCGCAAACCCTTCATCATCTCTAACAATAGGATTTAATATTTCAATATTAGGGTCTGATTGCCAATTCGTTCTCCAAGTTGATTCCGAACCGTTATCAAAATCTAATACCATTATTTTAGCATTATTTTCTATTTCTTTTTCTGTTCTAGAATCCAAACAAATTCCACTTTTACCAACCTTTGCTTCACCAAAAATTAAGGTGCATAGGTTTGCTCTATGTTTTGCTTGAAGTTTTTTAATTCTTTCATCAACTTGTTTCTTTGCTAATTCTAATGCAGTTTCTTTAGTTACCGCTTTTCCTTCTGTCATATTTGTCCAACTCATTCTTCTTCATCTCCTTTTAAATAATTTCTTAATGCATCTTTGCATTGTTCTAATTGTGTTTCGTACACTTTTCTTGTAAATTTTTTTCCACTTTTCATATGAAAAACAATAGAATATAAACTATTGCTATTAAAATCCGTATTTGATAATTCCTCAGTCACATCACGCCATTCAATACTTTCTATATTTTTAGTAGTTATAATTAAATTATGTAATCGTATAAATTCCATAATATATCACCATCATATTAGATTTATGGGAAACAGGTTCATATAAAGATACTATCTCCTTTTAGCCCCCACCAAAATTTTCCTGTTATTACTGGATAAACCCACAAAATCTAATTAGTCTTAGAACCAACCTTCATATTGTTCTCCAGAATCAGTAAATGACACAGGAGAGCCACGCCTTTCAAGGGCAATTATTCCAAAAGTGTTAATACTACATTGTCTTAGTTCTTGTGTTTCTTGATTCCTACTTTGATTAGAACGCCCTACAATTAATACATGACTACCAATACCAAAATCAATGTCAAGATGTGGCGGAATCCAACAAGTTGTTGAAGCATAACCATCAGAATCATAATCAAAATCAGCATTAATATCTGAAAGCATCAATGTCCTATTACCGTTAGAATTAGGGTTCATATTCATATTAATTACATTTCCATCAGTAACTACTACTCTAGTTTTTGTTGGATTATTTGCTACTGAATTGTGGTAGTTTTCAAGATTTACAAGAGAAGTAACATTACTCTTCATATGTTCAGCAATTAAATCTGGCAACGATGGTGTTTCTTTTGGTGTAGGTAGTTCTGAATTATAAACTACTGTTTCTAATGTTGTTTGAACAGGATAACCCTCATTCTTTTCGGCTGACCAAATTAAATCTATATTCAAAAATTGACCTGCATTAACTGACCAATCTTGAGCATTAGAATCTTTTGCCATAATACGCCAATATTGAATATTACCGTCACCGGCCTCACCAATAAAATGAATTGTTCTTCGCCAATTTGATAACGCTCTAGGATAACCATAAGTTTTACTTTGCTTTCCATCCCATCCTTCTTTACGGTCATCTAAAGGAATAATAAATCTCCCTTCTAATTCCATTACAGATTCTGGTAAATCCTTATCCCAATTACGCTCTTTTAATTCGTTGTTTAGAATTTGGCTAATTTTATAACCACCTTCATCTAAAGCGTCAGCATAAGCAAACTTGCCAGCATTAAAGGCTAAGTTTCTATCTCTAAGATATTCCGCCTTCAATTGGTTGCGGTTATAATCTTCAAAATCTCTAGCCTCTTCAACTGCAACTACTACACCAAAACCGGTCTTTACTAAACTATTACCTTTACCTGTTTTTGGTGTATCTCCACTTGCTTGAACTCTTTTCATTCCAGAAAACCATTGTCTAAACATTGATAATCCCAAATTAACTTCTATCTCGTTAGTTTGGTCTAATCCATTGTCATTAACAATAGCCCCCCATTTCTTTTCTACTTCTTCCACAGGCATTCCTAAGATTTGCGCTGCTTTTCTTATTTCATTTTCTATTTTTTCATTCATTTTTTCTTGTCCCCTTTATTTCATTTGTGTAGCCAACCATGATATTATTATTTTTGGTGTCATGGTGCTACTTCTATATTCTGTTTCCCCTATAATTCTTAAATACTTATATTTTATTTCTCTATCCATTCTGCTTTCTAAAATCACATCATGTAGGCCATTACATATGTCCTTTGTTGATATTCCTTTGGAAAGTAATTTGTGTAATTTATCTAATACGCACATATTATTAATTGAATCAATCATTATTTCTTCAAACATTGGGTCTATTATTTCAATTATAGAATCAAAACCCGCTTGCATTTGTGTTATTGCTTTTCTTAAATCCCCATTAAAAGCATATGCTTGATTCATCCAAACTGTTGTTGGGATTTCTTCTCCTTTTTCTATTTTTAGTATTCTATTAAGAGCCATAAATATATGTTTATCATCCAATTTACTAAATTGATAAGTTGCACACCTAGATTGTATTGGTGCTATTATTTTTGAGTTATCATTACAAGTAATAATAAACCTTATGTTGTTTGAATATTTTTCCATTATTCTTTTTAGTGCGTTTTGAGCATCTTTAGTCATACCATCCATTTCGTCTAATAAACATATTTTAAATGGACAATTTCCTAATTTAACTGTTGAAGCAAAATCCTTTATTCTAGTTCTAACAGTTTCTAATTTTCTATCATCACTAGCATTTAATTCTAAAAAATTTAATACATAATCATCTTTTAAAATCTCATTAGCCAATGCTATACTTGCACTAGTTTTACCTGTACCCTGTTGACCGTATAATATAAGATTAGGAATGTCATTAATTAATAACCAATTATTTGCGTCTTTAATAAAGTTCTCTTGCCCTATAATTTCATTTATTTTTTTTGGTCTATATTTTTCAGTCCACAACATGCCATAACTTCCTTTCTTCTCTTAATTTCCAAATTGTATAATTTCTGGTTTTTTCTTCTATCTCAAATAAACTTTTATATTTACTTAAATAATTTGCAATTGCTCTTGGGTCAGGATAATGTTTATATCCAAACTCAGACCTTAATCTTTTACTTATTGTTTCAACAGTTGCTGGCCCTAATTTTAGGGCTTTAACTACCATCCCTACTTTTCTAGGATGGGAAACTCTCATTCCTGTTGGTAAATGTTTATGAGGCATTTTTATTTCTCCTTGGATAATTAACTATTGTAAAGGGATTCCCTTCAATTGAATAGGCTAATAATTCATAAAAATAGTTTTTTGGCCATCGGCGTTTAACATGACCATCAATGAATAATAATTTATTAACTGGTAAATTACTTTCTAACCAAGCCATTAAATGCTGTTCTGATGGAGAATTATATTTAAGTAATTCACTTACTTTATCTCTATCTGGGTTTCTTAAAAATTGACATATTAAATTGAACATTTCTTTAGTGTTATTATTTTGTTCCCTGTTTGAAGCAATAGCAAATGTTTCTTTTTCTGAAACTTCTTCAACTTCTTTTACTAACATTAAATTACCCCCTTTAATCTTAAGAGTTCATCTAAACCTTCTTGCTTTGAATGTTGCCCCATATAAATAATATTAGCAGCATTACAAAAATTAGACCAATTAGATTTATTGGATGGGGTATCTTCCGGCATCATATTACATAACTCTCTTATGTTTATTATACCTGATACCCAAAGAATTGGTTTGGGTCTAATATTACTTTCTCTTATTTTAAGTTTTGATTCGATGTTGTTATCAGTTAATCCTAATCGAACATTATTTAAAAACTCTTCGTTATCTGCTCTAACATTAACTCTAATTCTAATTTCATAACCGACATCTTTTCTTTCGTTCCTATATATTGTCAATTCTGGCCTACCTATTGAAAGGAATATACCTTGCAGTTGTTCTTTATTAAATGTCATTTAACCAAACCTACCATAA